CCGCTTGCGAAACTGTTAGACCATTTCGCCTTCTACACGAACCGGAACCCGGTTCTAATGCGTTCGCTTGTCGAATCTTGCGACGTTTGGCGCGTCAAGTTCCACGAATCGCGCGGAAACGTGGACTTCCTGGACTACGAGATACAGCGGGCCATAGACCGACAGATTAAGCGCGGACGGCCCACGTTCGCAGAGTATCCACGCTACAAGGCCACAGGATGCCGTTAGACGGGCTTTAGACACGAAAGCGACCAAATACCCTAGCAACCGAATAAAACGCCTAAAATCGCCCCTACAGCGCCCCACAGGGGCGTTTTTCTTTTGCCCACGGTGCGGCATACGCGGAAGCGGCGACAGCGCAACGGTTCTACATGGTTTCGTCAAGACGCGCAAAACCATGTAGAAGTGTTCCCCCAAAACCGTGTACAAGTGTTGCGCCCCAGGTCAGAGCCACAAAACAAGCCCAACGCACCAAAAGCCGCCCAAAACCGTGTACAAACGTTACGCCCTTTACCTGGGCTTTTCCCAAAACCGTGTACAAGTGTTGCGCAAACCGTGTACAAACGTTGCGGAACCGTGTACAAGTGTTGCGCCCTCAAGGCCCAAAAAGCCGTTGCCACCAGGCATTTAGCGCCCGTCCCGTCTTACAGACAAGTATTACAAGCTATTTATATCTATAACTTCACACCGAAGAGAGGACTAGTAAGACAGACTCACTTGTTAGTAGGAGCGCCCCAAAATCTTTTCTTCATTGCCTGGAGCGAAAAGCAAGCGGACGAAAAGCGCGCGGAAGTTTTCAACATTCCCATCTTTGCCACAAAGACAGCAAGACAGCTTAAATGTATAAGTGTATACACATGATGCATGTTTTGCTATGATTGACAGCTTGCATATGGTAAAATCATCTATAGCGATTGACGATTGACTATCGTTCATTGACTTTTCGGGGGGTGAAGAAGTGGGATTCTTGCAGACATTCAAGCGGCGTTTTCGTCCTGGGCGCGAACTTTCGCAGGTTCAGACGCTTACGGGCAACACGGCGACCTATACGGCATTCAGCGGCGGCGCTTACGACAACGACATTTACCGTGGCGCGGTTGACGCTATCGCACGCAATGCGGCAAAGCTCAAAGGGGCGCACATCGTCACCGGGGCGGACAACCAGGCAAAGGCCGGGGACAAGTCACTAGACAGGCTTTTGCAGATTCAGCCAAACCCCTATATGACGGCCTACGACCTTCTTTACAAGCTTTGCACCCACTATTACTTGAACAACAACGCCTTTGCATTCCTGGACAGGGACGGGCGCGGGGCCGTTCGCAACGTGTACCCCATCACCTGCACCCAGGCGGACTTCTTGACCGATGCAAGCGGGCGGCTTTTCGTGCAATTCCGCTTTAGGAGCGGGAACACGTTCGTTCTTCCGTATGGCGACGTTATCCATTTGCGGCGCAACTTCAACAGCAACGACCTTATGGGCGACACCAACGAAGCCCTTTACCCGGCCCTGGAGCTAGCGCACACGGAGAATGAGGGCATTATCAACGGCATCAAGAGCGGCGCGACCATCCGGGGTATTCTCAAATACACCCAGGTTCTTGCACCGGAGAAGTTGAAGGCCGACAAAGAAGCGTTTATAGCCGAATACCTGGACGTTGCCAATAACGGCGGCATTGTCGCCACGGACAGCAAAAGCGAATACGTGCCGATTGACAGCAAGCCCGTTACCATCGACCCGGAGCAGACGAAGGCCACGGCGACGAAGATTTACAACTACCTGGGCATTTCGGAGAAAATCGTAAATTCGACCTATTCGGAAGACGAATGGGGCGCGTTCTACGAATCCGTTATTGAGCCGTTCGCCCTTCTGCTTTCCCTGGAGTTCACGCGCAAGGTTTTCACGGAGCGCGAACGCGCATTCGGCAACGAAATACGTTTCGGCGCGGGGCGGCTTATGTACGCATCCAACCAAACGAAGATTGAGACGGTGCGCGAGCTAATGCCGTTCGGCGTTCTTACCGTCAACCAGGCTTTGGAGATTCTCAACCTTCCGCCCGTTGAAGACGGCGACAGGCGCTTGCAGTCGCTCAACAACGCCAACACGGAGATTGTGGACAGCTACCAGCAGCAGAAGGCGGCGGGGACGGCCCCGGACACTGAAAAGGGGGCTACAGCATGAAAGAGCTAAGGACAGCGACAATCAAGGCGGACGCGCCCACGGCAGAGGGCGGCGGAAACCTTGTTTTGATAGGTACGCCAATCGTCTACGACACCCCGACAACGATTAACGACCCAGCGGGAAGCTACACGGAAGTTATCAAGCGCGGGGCGCTGGACGGCGCGGACATTGCGGACAGCCGTTTGCTTTACAACCACGACCTAAACCGCATCCCGCTAGCGCGTACACCCAAGACGCTTCATTTCAACGTCACCGGCAGGGGGCTTGAAATGCGGGCGGAATTGCCGGACACGGAGGAAGCGCGTTCTATCTACACGGCAGTGAAGCGCGGCGACCTATCCGGCATGAGTTTTGCGTTCAAGGTGCCACAGGGCGGCGACAGCTACGACCCGAAGACCAACACGCGCACCATTTCAAAGATTGAAAAGGTGTACGAGGTCAGCGTTTGCCCGTTCCCGGCTTACCCGGCGGCAAGCGTTGAAGCGCGGAAGGCACGGCAAGACGGATTGAACCGCCTGGAAGCACTGAACAACGCGCGGATTCTTGCAAACATCATTTTGGCAAAGGAGTTTTAACCATGTTTAAGACCGTTCAAGACGCATTCAACCACTACCGCAACTATTCCCTTGCGGACATTGAGAAGCGCGCCCAGGAGGTCAAGGGCGTTATTGAGACAGACCCCGGCGTAGACATCAAGGCCCTTAACATTGAGCTTACCGGCCTTGCGGAAGCCAAGGCCAACGCCCAGGAGAAGCAGGGCGACCAGGGCGGCGCACAGGGCGCACAGGGCGCACAGGAGCCGGAGGCACGCGGCTACAACCCCATCACCGGCGCGAACTTTGCGGGCGGAAGCTACCAGGCGACCACGGGCGACGTTTACGCAAGCGCGGAGTACCGCAGCGCCTTCTACAAGACGCTTACCGGCAAGAGCCTTAACCAGGCGGAGAAGAACGCATTTAACCGCGCTATGGAGATTGAGAAGCGGGCAGGTTCGGACGCTTACACCACTTCCGGCAACACGCCCGTTATCATCCCAACGGCCACGCTCAACGAGATTGTGAGCAAGGCCCGCAACGAGGGCGGCACGCTTTCCATTGCCCGCGCGTTCAATATGCCCAGCAAGATTAGCATTCCCGTTGCCACGCCTTCCGGCAAGGCCGCATGGCACACGGAGGGCGCTACCGTGAACACGGAGCAGCCCAGCGTTACCAACGTCACCTTTGACGCCAACGAGATTATCAAGATTTTCTCTATCAGCGCCAAGGTTAAGACCATGAGCATTAGCGCGTTTGAGTCCTATCTTGCGGACGAACTTAACAAGTGCGTCTTTGAGTGCATCGCCGACAGCCTTATCAATGGCAACGGCACCAACCAGGGCATGGGCCTGGAGCACGGCGTTACCTGGGACGCCAAGAACAGCGTTACCGTTGCCAAGGGCGGCGCTATCGCCTACGCGGACGTTGTTAACACGGTTGCCCTTCTTAAGCGCGGCTATTCCAAGGGCGCTAAGTGGGTCATGAACAATGCCACCCTTTACCGCGTCTTCTATGGGATGCTGGACGGCAACAAGCGCCCCGTCTTCATCGCCGACACCCAGAACGACGGCATTGGCAAGATTCTGGGCTTTGAGGTTGTCGTGGATGATTATGTGGCCGACAACGTTTGCTATTTCGGCAACTTTGACTATCTGGGCTACAACCTTGCCAACGGCATTGCCGTTGAGTCTTCTACCCAGTCGGCCTTCCGTTCTGGGCTTATCGACTATCGCGGCATGGCCATTGCGGACACGCGCGTTATCGTGCCGGAAGCCTTCACCAAGCTTGCCATTGCCACGGCCTAGGGGGTATAGCGCATGGCACAGGTTATAAGCATTGACGAAGCCCGCGAGTGGTTGCGCCTGGACGGCACCGACAACGACGCGGTTGTTTCCGGGCTTATCGACGGCGCGGCGGAGTACATCGCCATTGCTACCGGCCTGGACACGAACGCGCAAGCACAAAGCCCGTTGGCAAAGACGGCGACGAAGTTTCTTCTTTCGCTTTGGTACGACCCAACGCAGACCGACACCGACAGGCTGCAACGCTCGATTGACAACCTGCTAAAGGCGGTTACGCACGTGGGCTAAAGGTGAGTGGTGGGCTATGAAGGAATGGGCTAAACCGTTCTACACTTCCACGGCCTGGAGGAAGACCCAAAGGGCCTACATGGAAAGCAAGCACTATGTATGCGAGCGTTGCGGGAAACCCGCCTACATAGTCCACCACAAGACCTATCTAACGCCTAAGAACATAGGCGACCCAAACGTAACGCTCAATTGGTCAAATCTTGAAGCCCTATGCCAGACGTGCCACCAGCACGAGCATTTCAGAAACAACCAGGTAACGGCACCGGGCTTGCGTTTCGATGCATCCGGGCAATTGACAAAGGAATAGGCGTTACGTTGCAGCAGACCGTTTGGGCCGTGGCCCAACCGTAACCCACGCGCAAGACCTATGGAGCCTTTGCCGGACTAGTCACCCGGCGGCGCTAACTAGTTCTTTCCGGTTCTTTTCTTAGCGGTTCTTGTATCGGCCCCGGGCGGCGTGGAGTGGCGACCCATCCTAGCGCAAGGGCGGCAAGCCACGCGGTACCGCACGGAAGGGCTAGGCGGAAGCCTACGAACTGGGCGGGCTACCTTCTTCACCCAACCGGCTAGCGCGGTTCAAACGGCCTACTGGAGCGCAACGACCTAACCCGGACACCCCCAGCCCCCGAACGGACGGAAGGCGCGGCGTAATCGAGCCGCCTACCTTTCCTTACCCGTCCGGGGTTTTCCATATGAGGGGGTATATTTTGATATGAAAGACAGCAAGACAGCTTGACATGTGGGGGTAATGGCATGGAGATAGACAAAGACAAAATCAGACGCGCGGAAACGCGCAAGCTTAACCGGCTTGTTAAGGCCGTGCCGGACGAAAAGAAGACC